GGACCCTAAAGCTGCTGCGAAGAAATACCTGGAGGCGAGAGGTGAAAAATAAACACTTTGTAGTTTTCAACGACAACGATCTTCGAAAGCTTCACAGCAATCTAGACAAAGCAAAGGAAGAGGCAAGAGAATTTCTAAGAAAAACTCCAAGCCACAAATATACAATACTTGAAACTGTTATGAGTTGTAGTTCTATAATGGATATTAAGTGGGATAACCACGGGGAGAACAGAGAAGCTAATTTCAATGAGAAAAAAGTAAAGTGCATTGATTGCAGGCATGTAAGATTAGAACGTGGTAAAGAAACTGCATCTATTCTTTGTGCTAAGAATGCACTTAATCCCAGTCACGTTGATGTCTTCGTCGAGACTATTTGTAAAAGTTATGAGGCTAAGGAGACCATATGAGCGATAGAAAACTTGCAACTATTAGAAGAATTAAAGAGCTTCGGCCTATCGCGGGTGCAGATAAGATTGAATGTGCTAAAGTAGATGGTTGGGAACTTGTTGTAAAGAAAGGAGAGTTTAACGTTGGGGATCTTGCTATCTACGTTGAAGTTGATTCTAAGCTACCAGAAAAAATAGAATTTGAATTCATGAGAACTCGTGGGTTTAAAGTTAAGACAATAAAACTTCGAGGGCAGGTAAGTCAGGGGATCTTGTTCCCTTTAACCTATCTTCCACCTAACACACGCGTAATAGAAGGTGCTGATGTTACAGAAAAGATGGGAATTACAAATTACAAGGATGCTATAGAGATCAAAGATCCTAAAGTTCCTCCCAGTAAAGTTTTGTCTTTCTTGATGAGTTATAGAATTACGAGACCGATCGGTAAATTGTATTTGAAAATCTTTAAATACAAAAACAAAGAGGTCTTTCCTAGCTTCATTGTTAAAACCGATGAGGAGCGCATTCAGAACAAATCAAACTTTTTGGAATACTGTGAGGAGTTTTATATAACTGAGAAGCTTGATGGACAAAGTGCTACCTATTTTATTAAACGCGTAGGTACCTTTCGTAGAATCTTTGGTGTCTGTAGCCGCAACCAATGGCTTAAAACTCCACATGATTGCTCATGGTGGAAGATAGCTAAGAAGTACAATATTGAAAAGTTTCTTAGAGCAAAAACCTTTGATTTGTATATACAAGGAGAACTCTGCGGGCCAGGCATTCAAGGAAATAAGTATGGTTTAAAGGAGGTTGAGCTTTTTCTATTTAATGCTTATGACTTGAAAAACAGACACTTCCTTAGCCATCTTGACTTAGATATATTAAGTCGGGGTATCGGGTGTAGAATAGTTCCTAGGCTCCGAGATCTTGAGCAGAGTATTAACCATTCCATGAGCACATCAGAGTTGGTTGAACTCTCTAAAGGGAACAGTATTTTACACAATACTCCTAGGGAAGGATATGTAATCAGAGAGACCAGAGATGATATTAAAAGCAGCGTCAAAGTTATTAATCCTGATTTCTTATTGAAACATGATGAGTGATCTAGTATGCTTATGGTGCGTTCTTTGTTTGTGTGAGGGTGCGGTGCGGGTGTTGATGAACACTTTTGCTAAGGTAAACGATAATACATGTCGTTCACAAAGCGTATCTATCATGTAGTGGAAACGATTAGAGGTGGAGTTCGCTTTATCTACTGATACGTGTTGCTACATGTGGCTTAAATGAATCACTCTCATACAGACAAAGAGCTGCACCTAAGTCCTGGATCAATTAAAATGTATCAAATGTGAAAATCAACTGATACCGTTTTTACATGAGCTCAGGAATCCTTCTTAGAAAAGACCATGTGAGAAAATGCCCATTCTGTGGAAGGCCTTATATTTCCGAAGTTTCAAAAGTCATCGACATCGGCTACATGTCCCTCACAGTAAATTATGTGTGCGGGGCATCAGTTCGTTGGGAGATCGATGAGAAAGAAGAAACAAAGGATGTAAAAAGACCTTGCCCAGCTAAGTGAATTACTCTAAACTTGGAGTATGAACACACACTTCTTAAATGGTTTTGAAAAGTCAGCAGGATTAGCCAGTCAGTTTGGTCGAGTTATTGTTAAAGATACCGCTCCAGCTCTGAACTTTGGTAAAGTGATGATGAAAGATCCTATGACAAATAAGATGCTTTCAGGCTCAAGAATATCCACCAAAGGTGGGGTAATCACAGGAGTTAAAGATCCTGTTCTCAGTGATCTAGCTAAAAAGGTTACTCCACCAGTGCCAAAACCAAAACCAGTTTCAAGATATCCAGGAATTCAACAACAATTAGATAAAAAAGTTTAAGTCTCTAATTCATTTTGACTTGTCAAAATAATAGAGCAAAAGGGGTTTAACACCCCTTTTTTATTTTAGGAGGATGTATGTCAAAGGTTCCGTAAATAAAACGGAACCTTTTTTTTTAGGTATAAGAGTTGTGAGGAAGATTGTAACCCTTAAAAGGAGGTATTAATGAATCAACTCGCAGTGTTTAATAAGAATGTAGAAAGTAAGATTTACATGATTCGAGGTCTAAAGGTGATGCTTGATGCAGATGTGGCAGGGGCGCTAAGTGTGGAAACAAAGCACTTAAATGAAAACGCCAGCAGATCAGTAAAGTGGGGGTACTTAAGAGAAACGGGTATTGAGTCTGGATACCGGTTTCAACTTTCAAAGGAAGAGGTTGGTGTGTTAGGGTCGCAGATTGCGACCTCTAATGATTCCACATACTTACCTTGGGCATACACCCAAAAAGGGTGTGCTTACTTTGGCACATCCATGAATAGTCCGGCCGCCTGCGCTCAAGCTGTTCAGCTTGTTGAAGTGTTTAACGCAGTGGTAGAAAACCTACCTAATTTAAAGACTGACGCACTTGCCCATAAAGAACTTGATTTAAAAAGACAAGCTTTGATCATGGAAGCAATAAGAATGCTATCAAACATAAAAGGTTATAGTGAAAAAGCTTTAGCTGTTCACATCGAACAGACGCTAGCCGATAGTCGTGGAATTGTGAGAACTGTCGAAGAGCACCCTAAAGTGCTTCTAGATGTCAGCGCTTATCTTGAATCAAGAGGACATAATGCCAAGGAAGTGCGCTCTAAATGCGTATCTTTTGGAAAAGAACTGCGAAAGGAATATCTAAAAAAGAACAGTGTGGAACCACAGAAATCCAATAGACTTGTTGACGGTGCCCAGCGCCCTGTTAACCAATACACTGAAGATGACAGAGACATCTTCGATATTGTTTATGGAAAAATGTTTCCTTTAGAGATACCATTTTGATTAAAGTCCACCACCTGGCTTCTTACCCATGCAGATATCACAAGCAAGCTTTGCATAAAGAAGGCTGTGAAAGAAGTCATCTGGGTCCGAAGGCCTGTGGTCAAACTTCATCTCTCGCCTAAACTCATTATACTCAGCGAAGATAGACATGATGTCTTTGGCAAAGGGTTCAGTGTCTTTCCATTGTGGAAAGACTATGTTCTTAGCCTTAAGAGCAAAGAATACCTCGGACATCATTAAGTTTCTGAACATCTGATACTTAAAACCAATGGGATCCCACTTTACCTTCTGCTTTTGTTTTGGAAGATACTGAAACTGAACAACTCGTTGGGCTCCGAGCTTTCTGACGAGCTGATTATTAACTCCCCATCCATGTCCCCAATCCACACCAATAAGACGAATTGAAAGTATGTTGCAGATTCTGGCTATGTCATTTACGACGTAGTCAGGATCGGACTCTCTACCTGTGTATTTTTTTACATAATAGACCTTGAACTGCCTTTGATTTACATAGGCTCCGATCGTAAGTACGGTGTAAGACGCAGTTCGAATCTTACCTGTTGGGGATTTCTCAGTCCCATCATTCCCCTCACCCCAATCAACTCCCGCAGAGAGAATCATCTGTCGACCTTTTTCTATTTGCTGAGGCGTGGGGTTCACATCCCACATTTTATCGTTCGAACAACAAGCAATGAGTTCTTCTCGGCTAATGGGCTTTGAAGCTGAGTCGTGTGATATCCCAAGAACCTCATTTAAGAACTGACCTATAGGATAGTTGTCACGCTTCCACAGTAACTTCAACCACTGATCATAGATGGAATTAATCCAAGGGACCATGAGCTGAGGGACTCTGTAGCCTGTGATTGACCGATTGTTTGAGAGGCTAATCCACTGTCCTGTTACTACGTTTATGGGCTTTCCGCATTTTTTACATACAGGCCCCGGGGGAAGAGTTCGGTCTAAGTAAAGTTTCGTTGGGGCTACACAGTTCTCATCAAGAAAGTTCCAATGATTGCAGCCGCCGCACTTTACTAACCATTCATTCTGAGATGTTTGTTGCCAGTAAATCTCGATGGGATTATCAAGAGACTTCGGCGTACCGGCCATGAGTACCTGGGCATCAGGAAAGTGCGAAGTACACTCCATGATGACAGGTATTTCTGAGGTTATGAAATCTTGTAATTCATCAAGGCAATTTGATGAGATGATTGGTTTTGATTCAAAAGATCCTTTCACAATAGGTCGATGATTTTTTATAGTAAAACAATAAACTTCTTCATCGACAACATCCTCTAAGATTATTCTCTCAGATTTAAGTGTGTTCCAGAATATCATATAGTCTAAATTATATGCACACACTTCATACATCGGTGTAAGTTCATAGTCTACCTCAGGTGTGA